ATGTACCTTGCTCTTTTACTTCAACTCTAATATATTTTGATTTGTTTGAGTAATCACCATTTTCAGTAATTTTACCATCAGAATCAATAGTTACATTTCTATCACCAATTACTCTAGCTATAAAGTTAGGAGAAGCGGGGTCTAAGTTTACATTGTTAAATGTTTCTAATACTACTTTTCTTCTATCAGTGTCAGAAAATGCTCTTACAGTTACACTAAATACAGAATAATCAGTTGAACCATCTTCACCAGCTGCTTTAACTCCAGAAATACCAATTTTGTATTTTGTGTTATAGATTGTCCCATCACCAATTGTGTGGAAACGGAATAAATCGCTTGATGGGTCTTGTGCGCTTCCCGTTTGAGATTGAACCCAAGGAGTTGAAGCGTATGTAATATCTTGTCTGAAATCTTGTGTTGGGATAGTAACTCTTTGGATACCATAATCAGCACCACTTAATGTTGCTGCATAATTTTCAAAATATACATAAGTATATGGTGCTTTAGTTCCAAATGGTGATTCACCAAATACATCACTAACATCATTAGTTGATGAAGGTAATAAATTTAGTGTATAAGAGCTTCCCATTATACCCGCATTGTTTATTACAAAAGATGAACTATCAGATAATTGACTTGCTGAAATAGATCCTGTGAATCCTGTAGGTTGATTGTTAGAACCTGTAGCGAATAATACTGCGAATATTCTACCATCGGAGTTATCACCATCAGCAGAACCTGTAATTCTTAAAGCGAAAGGTTGTGGTTGTTGATAACCACCGATACCACCAACTCTTACGATGGTAGCCGTTCCAGCTTCTCTTAAATAGTTTTGAACTGCATATTCTGTGTAATATGTTCCATCGGGTGTTCCGAAGATATCTTCGAATTCTGATTGGGTTCTTACGATTGTTGGAATAAATGCCGGTCCTTGCTTAAAAGGTCCAATAAATGCTGCTCCAATTTCACCAACTCCTTGCGCTAAGAAGGATAGGTCATTTTCTCTTGTAAAAACACCAGGTGATACGATTCTTTCTGCCATTGTTATTTATATATTTGTTATTATATTTTAATTCCGTGTACTTCCAAACAAAATACACATATAAATATAAGGGAAATCCCCAAAACACAATTTTTTTTCAAAATATCGTATTAGGAATCTATTAGTATTATTTAGTGTATCATATTCTTAAGATTCGGTTGTTTCTTCTTCAGTTACAGTCTCTTCCCAAGGTAATCCATATACAAAGTTAGTAGCGTAATCCTTTTGAATATCTATGTTATAAGTTAATCCAGTAACTATGCTTGTTACTTCTTCATTTCCTAATTTATTCTTAACCCACTCAACCAATTGAGGTGCAGTTAGGTTTGAAAATTGTGTAAACTCAGGCGCATTGGTATCAACTGTGCTTAAATCATCACAAATAGTTACAACATCTTGAGCTGCGGCGGTAAACATACCATCCACAACCTCACACTTCCAATACACTTTTGTAACGATACCGTTTACAATGTGTCTTTCCAATTGTCTGATTGTCCAATTTGTTTGAGCCATAATATCTTATTTGTATGTATAAATATTTAATTTATTTGTAAACAATATAATTACCCAATACCAACACATCCATTTCCGTATCATAGAAGGTTTGTAAGGCATCTTCCGGCGTTAAAACCATAGTTTTATCCTTTACATTGAATGATGTGTTTAATAAAATTGGATATCCACTCAATTTCTCATATTTCCTCAATAACCTGTATATTCGGTTGTTTGAAGTGGTAAATATAGTTTGAATTCGAGCAGTTCCATCCACATGAGTTACTGCTCCTAACTTTTCCTGATATTCAGTTCTGACTTTAACCACCTGATTCATATATGGAACATCTCCATCCGTTTCAAAATACTTATCTTGCACATCTTGCAATACCATAGGTGCAAATGGTCTAAATCCTTCTCTTTTTTTGATTACCTTATTAATCTTATCTTTCATTTCAGCCTTTAAAGGTGATGCAAGGATTGAACGATTACCCAAAGCCCTAGCTCCAAACTCAATACTTCCATAAAACCAACCAATTACCTTTTCATTATGTAATTCTTCAGCAACTTTGGTTAATAACTCCTCATCGTTGCTATATTTTACAATTTTAGATGGATCTATCGTTTCCACAACCCTACCATATCCATATTCCGGCCCCAAAAATGGGTTTCTTGTAATTCTACCTTTAAATTCGGTATCATTTAACACACTATAATGAACACAAGCACCAATAGCAGAACCGGCATCGGATGGTGCGGATGGTATCCATAGTTTTTTATACTTTGTATTACGGAATACCTTACCATTAGCAGTTCCATTATATGCACATCCACCACTCAAACATAAATTAGGGTTACCATTCGTATTTATACTATTTAGAATTGCAAATAAAACATCTTCATATACTTGCTGAACTGCAAATGCCAAATCTTCATGTTCCGCTGTAATTGGTTCTTTTGAATCTCTTGGTAAGATTCCTAAACATTCAACCAATTTGTGATTAAACATTAATTTATCATCTCTATCCCAACAAAACTTCTCCATATCACAATTTAATCTTCCAGCTCCAAATTTAATAAGTTGTCCTACTAATTTAGTATATTTACTCTTAGAACCATACGATGCTAACCCCATAACCTTATATTCTCCCTCATTTGGTTTAAATCCTAAGTAAGATGTCATAGCTGAATAAAACAACCCCAATGAATGTGGATATTGAGCTACACTTTTATATTTTATTGATTTTTCTTTATGAGAACCATATGATATTGTATCAATTTCACCAACTCCATCTACAGATACCACATCAGATTCTAAAAAATCAGAAGTAAATGCTGAATAATAAAGATGCGATTTATGATGCTCTGAATAAAATATAGTATCGGATATTGATTTCAGTAACTTATGTATTTTAATTCTATTTGAAGTTATTTCAACTAAAGATTTAGTTACATGAATTGGTGCTTTAAAGAAATTTGTTTTAAAATTATCCCAAACTCTTTTAAATTTTAATTTTGGTTCTTCGTAATAACAAACCGCACTTATATCCTCTTTACCAATTTTATATTTCTTAAAAATGTAATCTATTGTATTTTGCGGAAATGAACTATCATGTTTTATTCCTGTAAATCTTTCTTCTTCACACGCAAACATCAACTTTCTATTTTTGAATAGACATGCTGATGAATCGTGGTAAAATGCCGATATACCTATTATGTATTTATCGTTTTTCATTTTCTAATTCTTTTATTAAAAAGTGGCCCCATTCTTTATGTGCCTCTTTTGATGGATGATTGCGTGGTAAAAATCCCTCACCCATAAATTTTATGTGTTCATACATTGTTCCAAATGTAAATTCATCGGGCAATTGTGACCATAATGAATTTAAATCTAATTGAAAATGTGGTTTACCATAATTATCTATTAAATCCGTTGGTTCTTTTGGAAGTTTATATTCGTAAAAACTATTAAAGAAATAATATGATATATTATGTTTTTCCAAAAATGCAGATAACGAAATAATATGATTAAATGTTCTGATATACGATGGTATATCCGAAGTTTGGTTTAAAACAAATTGATCTTCAGTTGTCCTATTTGTATCCGGCTCACCCCATTTATCATATCCCACCCACAATCTTTCCTGTTGGTATTTATTACCATCCCACCATTCAAATCGAGTAGGTGCAGTCCAACCTATTACTACTATAAGATTTGATGCATTAATCCAACCATTATCTTCACTCCAAACAACTCTATTACTTAACCAATGGGAAACATCTCTCATTGTTTGTCTATAAATATAATCATTAGAAACACCAGCCGATGCATTATTACAATCCATTGCATTTAAATTATTAGCAACATGGTGTGAGAATCTTTCCGTTTTTTTATCTTCTAACTCAGCTCCCCATACTACCGAATCTCCGTGACTATATAACGCTAACATCTTTTAATAATTTTCTTTTAACAATTTCCGAATGAATTAATTCAGCTATAAAGCCATATCCAATTCTGTTTGGATGTGGTCCATCAGAACATTCTCTTACAACTTTGTGGTCATCTTCCCAAAGTGCATATGGTAACGATGGATCTATTTCATCTTTTCTATCTAATAGATATTCTGATAATGTGTAATTTGGTAGTATCCAATTTTCTAATTTTACTTGTTCATAAAATGAAACTTTTTTACAAAGAATATTTTCAAATGCATTTAAAAATAGATAATCAATATCCAATGATTCTAATAATATTTGTAAATTGCAAACATAGTTCATAGCAATTTCATGTAAAAATTCATAACTAAATCTATTAACTATAAAATCTTTATATAACTTAACTACACCATCTCTCATTTCATCATTTTCTATTTGGTCTATCCAATTTAAATTTAAAACTGCCGATGGTCGAATATGGCATTCGTTTGAATAATTAATAAATCCGTTTGCCTCATAATTAGCAGTATCTAAAAAATTTAATGGTTCTCTTATTATAGATGAAAAACATACAATTACCAAATCTCCTTTTTTAAGATGACCCTCATGTAATCTATGCATTACTTCTCTATAAATTTCAAAATTAGAATATCCAGCTGCTCCAAAATTATTTACTTTATATTTGTTTTTTAAAAGTGTATTTAACTGACCTGGCCATGCATATAATTTTCTTTCGTTATCCCAGTTTAAATCATATCTATCACTCATTGGAATTTGCCCTCTTCCGGGTTCCCACTCAACTCCAACACCCTGTGTCCAACTATCACCAAAACAATGTATTTTCATATCACTTAATTAAATTTAATAATTCTTCTTTAACAAATCTTTCCATCATTTTAGGAGATGGATGTCCCCAACCATTATGTTGTATTTTTAAATATTCTTCGTATGTATTACCATTGGATTCCTGAAATGGAGATTCTCCATTATGATTATCAATTGTCCATTCCAATAAACCATTATAGTTTTTATAATGCCAATGTAATTTACTATCAATTGGTAATTCGTTGATATATGGTTTAAGAATCTCATGCTTATCAAACCATATTGTTTTTGTTGGTATATCCGAATTGTTTTCAGGTGCCCCAAATAAAACTTCTCTGGCTTCATATGAATATGGATTCCTCATACTCATATAATTATGTTGTATTTCATTTTTATCACAAAATAAAACTAAATGAGACCAAGCTTCCAACCAACTAATTGTTTGATTTAGAATATTGTTCCAATTCACTTCCAATTCCCAATATTTTACTGCATTATCAATACCCAACCCATCTAAAGCATCATCAGGCGGTGCGTATCCACCCGTTAAAAAGAATAAACCATTTTCATTCTTCCAATTATTCCAATACATAAGTGTATGAGGTTGTTGAATAATTTTTATAGGATTATCATTTGTAATATATATGGATTGTCTTGTTGGGTCTGACCATTGAATGATTGTATGTATATTTTTTACATCAACTCCCTCTTTAATTAGTTTTTGTATCCAATAAAAGATAATCCTACACATAGAAACATTATCATTAGTAGCCCCACCCAAATTATATACCAATACATCATTACCTAATTCCTTTTGTAAGTAATATGGCCAAGAATATCTATCCTCTGGTCCTTGATTGAATGGTGCATCGGGATTAAACCTAACATTTTTTGTAAATGAACAACCCGTGCATAATATATGTTTCATAATTCCTATTTTATTGTTTCCAAAAAGTTTTTACCAAAACTTCTTCTTCTTGCAAAGAATAAGCTTTCCATAAACCATGCCAAATCCTTGCTACGAATTGGGTCATGTGGATATGTTATTTTTATAGTAGTTTCCTCACCTTTCAATTCAGAATCCATATCTATAATATATTCCAATAAATTATAATTCATATTAAAACTATAATCTATCAAATTTCTTTGTTCAGCTACCACACATTTGTTTAACATCATTAAATCTTGTGTAATCTCAATTGGTAACTGATATGTATCGATGAATCTACTCAATAACTCATACATATGTTCATATTTCTCATCTGAATGAACTCTAAATAGGGTTCTATATTGATTTGTAGATGCGTTTATACGAACCGGTCCTATTGTGGTATCTATTCTTTCACCTTTATCAAACCAATTCATCATAATATCACTAAGAGTATCTTCCTCTTCTTTCCAAAACGGATCAGATTGTAAAAACTCCCTAAATTTAGTATAAAACTCTTTATATGTATCTCCTTTATGTTTTCTAATGAATCTGGCAGCAATTTGAGAGAATCCACCCGTATGCCACGTTATTAAAAACCAAGATAACTTATAAGCTTCTATCATTTCGTTAATATTCATAGTTGATGTTGATACAACTATCTCACTATGTTCAGGTGCCTCATCATCTGAAGCATTTGGGAAGTAATCGTAAACATATTGTCCTCTAATCGTATGGGATTCTCTTTGAGAAAGATTCATCTCAGCGTTTTCTAATATTTGAGCCTGCCATGCTTCAATACTATCATGCTGCCCCACTTCCAATACACCAAACATCGTATCTGTCCAACTTTCTAATGTTTCACCAGGTAATCCAATGATTAATTCGGTGTTTAGGGGAACTCCCATCATTCTACACTCCTCAAATATATCCGATATCTTATTAATACCCAAGTTATTCCTTTTAATTGTCTTTAATGTGTTCTCATCCAACGATTGTAAGCTAATTGTTAACCCATTATTGAAGTGTCCGCTATTAATTAGCTTTTTAGCTATAGCAACTACCTCAGATTTCTGATTTTTAGCCCAACTCCATCCTGTTCTATACGGATATCCTGTTCTTTTCTGAACTTCTATTAGTTTATCCACAATCATATTATCTCTTTCAACGAATATACCAAAGTTGGCATCTGCTACATCCAAATAGCCTATCTTATTATCAGCCATCCACTCTAATTCGTGAAATACTCTAGTCAAACCAAATTGTTTTACCTTACTATAAGTTAAAGAACCCCAATCACAAAATGTGCACTTATAAGGACACCCTCTATTAGTTTCTAATGTTCCGTTCCATTCGTTTTCTAGCGGCATTATATCATCAAATACACCCGTTAGATATGGAGATGGAACATCATCTAGTGTTTCAATTCGGATAGCACTACCAGTGTTTAAAACCTCACCATTTACATTAATAAGTAATCCAGGTATTAAATCATACCACCTACCCAATACTCTACTCTCCAAAACCTTTGTGAATATAAATTCACCTTCGCTTTTAACAACCAAATCAGCAAATGGCATCCATTTACTAAAAATTTGAGAATCACTAATTGGTGGTTCTGGTCCTCCGAATATTACCAATACATTTGGATTGATTTCTTTTATTTTCTTAGCCAATGTAAAGTTATAATTACGATTCCACACATAAGTTGAAAATGCAACTATATCCATTTTAGATAATTCAATAGCTAACCGATTTATTGGTTCTCTATTGTATATTATTCTATGAAGTTTAATACCAACCTTCACCAATTCATTTGTTTGAGCATGTGCCCATAATAAACCACAACTATATGGTAAATATGCAGCTATTCCACCAGGCCCTTGTCTGAAATTTGGTTGAACGAATGATATTTGTAACTTATTATTCAAAACTTTAAATGTAATCTTTATATATTGTTTGCTCCGTTAAATCTTTATACATCCAACTACCACCACAATGTGGATTAAATGATTTTATTTTGTCTGAATGAAATATTTCCAATCCTCTCTTTGCTTGCTCAGGAGTCATATACATATGCCAACCAATACAATCAAACTCATCATCTTTATATAATTTAGTTTTATCTCTACCATCGTATATCATAGGTCTTGCCCATTGATTAAAAGTATCATCATTTGTAAGGATTATCCCACCCGTTCCAATATTTAGGATTTTTTTAAAATGAAAAGAAAGTATCATATAGGATTCATCCAATGTATCATAATACATTCCTTCATAGAACGCAGTTGCTGCATCATATATTCCAGTATAACCCAATTGATACATACCATCCCATTGAGTATCTTGAAATACCGGCTTATTGCCTGATAAGATGATTTGGTTAGGTACCGAAACATATGTTCTTGTTGGTATTCCTATTTCTTGTCCAACTATTCCTAAATAATGTAATACTAAACGAATTGCGTTTGTATTAGAATCACATGCTATTGCATATTTTGAACCACAATATTCTGCTATCTCTTTTTCAAAATGAGTAACCCAATCCCAACTATCGTTTATTGTATAATCTCTCATAATGCTTAATTATATATTTTGAAACTTCCTTTGCCCCAATAATATTGGTATGACCCGAATTTCCCTCACAATATCTTTCATCTCCCCATTTGTGTATAAATTGTAAAATAGGAGTACCATCCACATCAACATATTTTTCATCAAATAATAAATCCACCATATTTTTATCAACAATACTCTTTACAAAATTCAATGAATTATCTAAATTAAATTCTTCTTTTTCAAATTTATAGTCTCGGATGTAAACCTTATTGTTTTCAAAATATAGTTTATTATCATTTACAGCATCAAAAAACATATATGGAATACCTTTTGAATCACAAAAAGTTTTAACCATTAACATCGATTGATATGTTTTCATCAATGCCCAATTTAAATCAGAAAAAAATGGATATAATGCATCTCTATGTTTATATATCCAATAACCTGGCGTATCATCTCCACAATCATCTGATATAAAATCGTTTGGTTGTGCACTCCATATCCATTTACCAATTTTACCACCCATATCATCAAAATGAATCATCTGTCTCATCATTTCGGTCCAAGCTATTATAACAACTGAACTATCCCATAATTCTGGATTTTTTTGTAAAAATGTTATAGTTTGTAACGATATCCATTCATTACTCATTCCACCAGATGCTAAGTTTTTTAATTTTAAATTAAGAGTATCAGCTGTCCAATATGCCCATGATGCTGTTTCACCCATATCATGTCCTTCTGTAAACGAATCACCACATACTATAAGGTTTTTTATATTTTGCATAGTTTGTTATAAAAAATTATTTAAATTATATAAATCATATTCCTCCATTCTATTTGTTAATATTTGAAAATTACTATGAACTCTGTTTAAATTATTTACATAATATTTGTGCAGTTCATCTTTAGTCATACTATTGATAACTTTTAAGTTTTTTTCAAATTGTTCAAATATTTCATTTTTTTTAAATTTAGGAGTTAAATCAAATAAATCCTCAAACATATCAAATCCCAAATCTTTCAAATACCTAATTGATGCAGGTTGTCCAAGTATTAATGGAATGTTAAATCCATAAAATGCTTTTAAAGATTTTTCCGAAAATACTGCATTTTTTGATAATTCATTTTGAAAGAAATATGTTTCTGTTGTAATAGAAACATAACTTTGTAACGAGTATTGAGGAGGAATTGCAAACGCAACAAATACATTTGGATTTACATCAGTAGTATCACACAAATATGGTATCTCAAATTCATCTAAATATTTTAAATATTCGTTTGTAGATTTAAATTCTAAAAAATCAACAAAACTTTGATATTGCTCTTCATCATTCTTAAAATATGCAAAATCTACATAAGAAAAATACCCATCATTTAGCATGTTATTATTTTTAATAAGTTCATAACACTTTAAACGATGCGGTTTATGTATTCCATTAAAAAAATTATATTTTTTTTCCCTAACTAATGTATTAGTTTGTGAAAATAACCCATCTATAAATGTATTGTAATTCCATTGTAAATATGCATTCATTATATAGTAGTTTGCAACTTTATCCATAGCAGATATAGTAGGTATAATAGAATACGGGTCTTTTAAATTATTTATTATATGGAATACATTTGTATTTTCGAAAGATTCTCTTGTATATTCTAAAAAAGTTTCATCTGTCAATACTATAAATTTTATATTTGGATATTTTTTAGATAAAAAATCAATATAATTATTATTTGGTAATGTACAATTTTCAAAAATATCTATGTTAAAAAATAATATTGAAATATCCGGATTGGAATCTATATAATTTGATATGGTTTCTTTGTTAAACAAAACATCACCTCGTTGGATTTCAATATGAACATAATTATTTTTTTTTAAAATTCTTTTTATTGCATTTGTTTTTGATAATAACCTTTCAAATATTATTGGCATATTAACATATTGTAATAATATCTTTGGGTTTCTATCAAAATAGCAATTTTTATATTCTAATATATGTATCATTTGTTTTTTGGGTTATATCCATAATCTTCACCACCCTTACCAACAAAGTGACCATTCCATTCTGCTTCTTCGTGCAATTTGTGATGAGAATATTCATTTGTTTTATAAGCGCTTCTGTGAGGTGGGTTGAATTTATCTGGTTCTGATGTTGAAATATAATAGAAGAAACGAATTGCACATCTACCATATACATCATCGGAGCATTCTACTTTACTTACACTATGTACGGGTCCTTTTGGGACATTTTCTGATATTATAAATCTATTAAATAAAGGTGCTACCGATTCTACTATTTTTGCGTTTGGATCTAATTCAGGATTAGCTGTCCAAGTTACATTATGCCCTCCCCACTCTTCTTTCCAATTTGGTGTTATATAAAGTAATGAAGTTAACTTTCTATGTAATCTTAATCTATCATTCCAATTAAAATCATAATGAGGTGATAATACAGTTCCGTTTCTTAAAATAGAATACCCAGCTCCAACTAAATGCGGGTCTGGTAATAATCCACTTATACCTGTCATTTGTTCCAACTCATAAAGAAACTCACCTGAATGCATTATATCATATGTAACTTTATGTGCGGTTGGTAGAGAAATTAAATCATTAAACTCTTCCATACGAGAACCAGCTCGTGTAAATACAGTCCATCCACCTTTTGGTGCATTCATACATTCCTCATACAACTTCATACAAGTCTCTTCATCCAAAAAATTATCTATTGTGGCTCTAGCAAATCCCTCTGCTTTGGTTTTTTCCCACTCTTTCTTTTTTTGTATCATAATCGTATTGCATTGTGTTTAGTTCTACTCCATCTATCAGTAAAATCAAAAGTGAATTCACCTATAAATGGAATCAAATCGTTATAAATGTATTCCTTAAAGAAATCAATATAAACTGAATCATGTGGATGTGCCCCAAATGAAGTAACATAACCCTCATTGGGAATATCCCATTCGTTTGCACCCGATGTGTATGCTATATGTCCAAATCTTTCCATTGCATATTCATCAATACCACCAAAATTGAAATTTTTCGTTTCGTAAAATGCGAATTTAGTTAAATCAATACTATCCCAAATTTGATTTAAATAATCTGAGAATTCTTTTATATGTGTTAATTTTTTTAGATTTGGTAGTTCTATTAATTCTTTATTAAAAATAGAATCATTACCATATTCGTGTGAGAAGTTTTTATAATACCCCTCAAATGTATTATTCATCAAAAAGAACTTATATTGTATTTTATTTGCATTTAAGTAATTTTGTAAATCTAATATATTAGTTAGATATTGCTCTAATCTATCTATTGGTTTATGCGATATATGCAAATTTTCTTTAAATAACTCTAAATAAGTTATTAAGTTAGAATCTTCTAATTCATCAAAGCTATCAACATCAGGGTTTAGATAAACTCTATCACCAATTATAACATTCAATGATTTGTATTTTGCTATATAATCATACGAATCATCCGTTCTATTAAAGTTATTATCCAATACAAAAGTTCCCTCTGAATTTTTAACATTATTTAATATATGATTTGAGTTTTCTTTGGGTAATTCAATAAATAATCTATTCGGTTGTGACCATTCGGTTACTACAAATATATCAGATGGGTTTACACCTTTTTTTAAAAGTTTAGATATAGTATAAATAATACTTCTTTTTTGATACTCAGCCCCATGCGAATCACAATGTAAATCAATAACCTTAAATTGATTATCATTACCTTTAGTGAATTCTTTCATTGAACGAAACATCACACCATAACTACATCCAGTATTAACTATATATTTCATTTAAACCAATCATTTATTTGATTAATCATATATTCTTTTGCAAACTCATAATAAATTTTTCCGGTTGGGTGATTACCAAAATAAAAATTTTTAATAGATGGGTCTAAAAAATACTTTTTATCCGGAAATTTATCTAACAAATATTCATCAATTCCACCATACTTATTTTCATTGGTAGTATGGAATACAAACATATCTAAATCTATACAATCCCACAAAGCTTTAGTATAATCGCTTATTTCCGAAATGTGCTTAGTTCCTTTGGTGCTTGGTAAATTAAATTCTTTATGATTGTTGTATATGTGGTTATAATCGGAATCCCAACCATCAAAAACATTATTCATTAAAAATGATATTGTTTTAATATTATTCTTTTTTACAAAAGATTGTAAAGTAACAATACTACTCAAATATGATTCAAAGTGCTCTTGTATAGTTTTTTTGGTGTATATAATACTACTTTGATAATCATACCAATCTTTAATACTTCCTTTTAAATTTCTATCAGATATTAAAAAAGAATAAATTTGATTCTTAACCTTTACCAAAGATTGTGTAAATTGTATAGGAGAATAAGTATATTCTCTAATATCATAATTATCAAATTTTAAAATATCATTAGCAATTTCATAATACTCAATTGGTAATTTTACAGAAGTTCTTCCTATTTGAGTAAAATTATTAATAACCAATATATCTTTTGGTAATACACCATTTTCCAATAAAGAACTAACTGCTATTATTATTGCCTCTGTTATAAATTCATTACTGGCGGAACTAGCTCCTAACATTAGGAATTCTACATCATCGTAATCAAGTTCATGCCCATTTTCAGATATTCTTAATGGTAATAAATATTTTCCAGGATCTTTGTATGCATAACTACATCCACCTATTATGATATATTTTTTCATTACCAACTAATTTCCCAGTCTTTAAAATCTGCTGCTAAGCAGTCTATTTTGTAATCTTTTCTACCACCAACTACTTCTTGTATTTTATTTTTTGCAGTATTACGAATGCCATTTAAACCATGCGTTAGTGCTAATGCATTTGGTCCTTCAGTTCCATTTCTCACATTTGATTCATTGTGCCAAATATGTAAATTCATCTGAGAAAGGACTACTATTGCTCTAATTGTTTCCGCTGTAATTGGTTCTTTACTTTCATTCAAATATAATTGAATATCATGCACAATATCTTTAATTTCTTGCGCATACTCTTCTTTGTGTTTTGAAATAAACACTTCTTTTAATTGGGATATTGATAATCTATCAATTAATTCAGCCAATGTTGGTAAATACTTTCTTTCTGCCATATTGTTAGTGTTTATAGACAAACGGGTCTCTTTTTTTGAGTTCGGCCAATCTTTCTTTGTAAAGTTTTTCTAACTTCTTCCTTTTACGCTTGTCTTGGAATTTTTTCCACAATTTTTTAATGTAATTAACCATAAAGATACGATTTTTTTTCCTTAAAACCAATTTTTTTCTAATAAATTTTTATAAATAACTCCCTCAATAATATCCATACCTTTTGGACCGGCATGGCCCCCATCTACATTATAAGAAGTATCATGTGGTTTAAATTGATATAAACTCCATAAAACCACATCATCTATCTTATATTTGGGTTCAATCATATCGAAAATCCACCCACATTTGATGTTTTTAAAGTCATATACCATTTCATCAGTTGGATCATCGGTTTCAGTTGACCAAAATCGGTTTACCCACTCAAATTCAGATTCAGATTCATAGTAATTTCTGAAATTTAACTTATATGATAAGAATGGTGAATATCCATCTACTATTAAATGCCCAATTCCCATAGTTTTAAGTAACAAATGTAATGAAGAAATTCTTAAACCCCAATGCAACATCAATTCTTCAAATTGTTCGTGTATATATGGTGGGTCTATATCGTTATTATTACCCAATTTCCAAAAATGTCTACTATTTGGATAATGTTTATGTTCAGGAAAAAATCCCAATTTGCTTGTTTCCAAAAAATCACCCAATTCATCATATAATTGAAACTCTTGATTAATGTCATCTAATCTATGGTTAATTGGTGTATCAAATCCATGTTTTTCAAAATCAATATAACCTTGAAATTGTAAATCGGTATGGGACATATATTTTATATTCCATTTTTCCCACATATCCGTTCTATTTGTTGCCAATTCCTCATAATTAACTCTACGGGCTAATTCAGATTTTTGTAAGATAAAGAAGCACTCATCCAATATATCTCTATTTCCGTTTATAAAAGACATTGTTGATGTTTCCACTTTATACCAACCAGTTCCAGCCGATGCTAAATTTATTAATTCAAGACCCAATCGTTTTGCTAATTTTACTGCCCAAGTTTCACCAACCGGGCACATTTGGCCGGAGGTTTGAGAACATCCATTTACCACCAAGTATTTATAGTTTTTCATATTTTGTATTTAGATTAAAGTAACCCCATTTTGCCAATTCAATTAAGGAATTGGGAGTTGATTTTATTTTTTCTATAATATTATTTTTTATGTCAATCAATTCATCAAACTTATTACAATTTTCAAAAAATGTCCCATTTTCTAAATGAATACCACCAATATTGCCCTTAATACCAAATTGTATTGGGGTTGGGTTATTATGTGAATATGTTAACTCTACTAATGAATAGTTTAAATTTTCAATCAAACCCATTTTACCTGCAATTTCTTTTGAAACTAAATGAGAATATTTAGAATTTCTATAGATATCCAATCCAATAAAATTTGTATTACCATATGGTGAGCGTGGCCCATATGCGTTTATGATAAAATTTTCATTTGATTTATATAACAACTGATTGATTATTGGACTCACCTTAATGTTAATACTAATATAATTTTCATCAATTAGATATTCATTTATTAAATCAATTATATAACTATTATTTTCATAATTTGTTTCTGCAAAAATATCAATTTGTTTACCATTTATTACTAATCCAATTTTTATAGCTTCATTTATTTTATTGTATATAGTTTTTGTTAGTTTTGTAACTAATAAATGTTCAAATGGAATACCTTCTGCGTTTTCATTTGAAGCATATCCCAAAAATGTTCCAGCATTGATTTCAAAAATATCGTTTGATAATGGTATTTGCTTAATAGATAAAACCATATTTATATCAATTTCTATACAATTTGATATGAATTGTTTGATGGTTTCATATGAAAAATGATTATCAGAACTAACCCAACCATTTATATATAATGTATTATTCATAACATATGAAAATACATCCGAATAATATAATTCATTTGAATCTGTGTATAGTTGAACTACCGATTCTGCTGCAATATCACATACCTTACCATAATGTTTTGGACTTATGAAATACGATGACCTCATTATATTAAATCGTTTTCTATTATAAAATTATTAAGTTCTAAATATGCCTCTGCTTTTAATTTATAAATATTAGCACAATTTTTTACAAATCTCTTACGATTTTGATTATAGAACTCTAACATATCTAATTGAGTTAATTTATTTAGTTCTTCTACAACTATTTTAATTCTTTCTACATGATTTTGTTCTTTATCATAATTGTGATTTATAAAATCATCAAATACATCAAATCCTAAATTTCTAATCACATCTACATAACCAGGCAATCCTATATATAAAGGAAGTTGATGTGTTTTGAATGGTTTCCAAGCTTTTTCAGTAAGAGTTATTGTTCCATACTTAAAATTATCAGAATCATCAAACCCAGTAGCATTATCGGTAACTAAATTTAAAATATTAGCGTAGTATTCTCTTAAAAGCAAATCAGGTCTTTCACCCATTTCACCATTAACTATTATTGGTAAACTATTTGATATGGAATTAAGTAAAACAAATTCTTCATTTGTAATTTCTCCATTTAATAGCATATTATCTATGAATATATTGTAACTTTCAATATCAAATTTGTTATTACCATAAAATAAAAAAGATATATTATTATTTATATTTGAAATTGTCCCATCTAAATTTACATACCCATTTTTAATCAATTCAATAAGTAATAATATTCTTTGAGTTCGCATCGAACCATTTAATGATAAAAATCCATCTCTTTTATTATAAATTGATGTATCATTTAATACAAATTGAGAATCGTGTTGTTCTACACAATAGTTTTCAAAAAAAGGTAAGAATGAAAGCTTATAAGATTGTAGCATTTTAACATTGCTACCTACATTAACATCAAACACACTATCTACTAATAGATAAAATTGAACATCTTTGTGTTTATTGGTTAATTCTAAAAAAATATCAATAAAATTGTCTAAATTTCCGGATTCTGAAATGATATCTATTAAGATTTTAGTATCTTTGTGTGCATATTGTAACATATCATCCAAATTATCTTGGAATGAATCTCGTTCACATACAATTATATCATAGATTCCATTTGCATTGTCACGAGTATCCGGCAATGAATAGAATGGTTGTAATATTCTAATGGATACATACCCATAATCTAATATTCTTTTGTTCATACAACATTTTAATTATAGTATTTCTCAGGATATTCGGTTATTAAGTAAATTCCTTTATTTTTTATAGCATATTCGTAGTTCAATTGTATATCAACTACCGTTTGGCAATCTAATATCTCAACCGTCTTTAACATACTCTTAAATTCTTCAATATAATTACCCTTATGTTGATGACCCGGGTCTAATGGTTTATCAGAACCCTTGCCAACTCTTATTATAATATGTGGAGTTATCCCAGTCATTAGTGAATACTTATCAATATGATTTACTAACTGATTTGTTGCTGATATTAGAAAATCCCAACGTGGATAAAATGTAACTACAAATTTATCAGTCATTGCCAATCCCAAACTCATTCCCATTTGCGTTTCTTCCATTACCGGCACCTCAATCATCTTTGATTTATCTACAAAATCTAATGTAGTTGACATTGGATTACCTTTCCACAATATTTGTTGTCCAATGAATATAGAATTTTCTACATCATTACACATTTTCATTGCTTCGGATAACTGGTCTTTGTAATTAGTGTAACTTATCATTTAATTAAGGTTTTGAATTTGGATTAAATTCTTTTTTGTGTTCTTTATACCATTTTAGTGCATCTTTCAATCCACTCTTTAAATCATATTTAGGTTTCCATCCCAACTTACGAAGCTTCGCATTAGAAAGCAATCTAACCGGTATCATTGGAGCTTTGTTGTTTACATATTCAATTGGATTGGTATTACCATCAATCTCTTTAATAGTATCCAATACATCTTTAACAGTGTATCCTTCTCCATAGCAAACATTATAGATATCATAGGTATCAACTTTCTCTGCTATTGTAATAAAACCACTAACCATATCATCAACATGAATGATATCTCTAACTTCCGTTCCATCTCCCCAAACGGGTATTGGATCTAACCCATCAGCTACCTTTCTGATTGATGCTGGCGTAACGTGACACTTTTCAAAATCATATTTATCATTTGGACCGTATGCATTTGAAGGTCTTAATACAATACATTGCATTGGATTGTGAATCTGATTTGAAAAGAAATCACATAATGTTTCGGTATATCGTTTCATCCAACCTACTGCTTTATACACAGGGTATATGTTTGGCGTTTGAACTTCTATATCTTCTGTGCATGGAGTTGACCCCATATCAGGATATGTTGTATTAGATGATGGAAACACAAATTTTCTTACACCATTTTTCCAACTTTGCTCCATTAAGTTTACATTCATTTCAACATTTGGGGTAACATGCAATAATGGATTTACTTTAGTATCTAATGCATTTGTTGTGTTTGCTGCACAATGAAATACAACATCAACTCCTTCTGAAACTTCATTGCAAAATTTTGCATCTTGCAAACTTCCTTTGTAAAACGGAATTGAACTACTACCATCAAAATCGTTTCTTAAATTTCTACTATGAGATGTTGCACGTAAATTAGTGTAACCACTTTCCCATAACATTTTTAGTAATCGAGAACCAATAAATCCAGCAGCGCCTGTAACTAATATTTTATCTGTTTTTTTCATAATATTCGTATGTAACTTTTAATCCTTCTTTAAAACCCAATTTTGGTAATAATCCATATTGTTCTTGCAATTTTGTATTCATTTTTCGTTTCATATCACCATTTGGTTTGGTAGTATCCCAATTTATTTGAATATCCTTACCACTAACTTCAGAAACAGTTTCTATCATCCTTTTTATAGAAATATCTTCACCACTACCCAAATTGGTTGTAATGTGCAATTTATCTTCTAAGCATTTAATACAAGCATCTGCAACATCTCCCGCATAAATAAAATCTCTGGTAGGAGTCCCATCACCCCATGCTTCAATTTCACCATCAGATTCATATACTTTTCGTATAGTAGATGCTATTACAGTAGAACCATCCCCAAAGTTATCGTATTCACCAAATATATTGGCAGGCCTTACTATAGACCAATCTTGCCATTTATATTGGACTTTATATGCTTCTAAGTAAAGTTCGGGTATTCGTTTTGACCAAGATGGAAACCAATCATTTTTAGATGGTAGAGTTTTCCATACACTATCTTCTACAAACTCTTCTGCTGGCTCATATACGCCAACTGAGGACATGAATACTAACCAACTATTGTGTTTAAAACAATTGTCTATAATGTTAGTATTAACTTTAATAGAAGGTTCTAAAAAATCTAGTGGATTTTCTTTTGCTTTTATTGGGGAGCCTTTTATACCAAATGAATTTATAACCCCATCAAATTTAAAGTCATTAAACAATAAACTAACATCAGTTTGATTTCTTAAATCAAAAGAAATAAACTTAAAGTTTTGATTATCAATGACTTTAACAGGTGGTTTAAAATCAACCCCAATTACATTATAACCTTTTTCTAATAACTTTTCAATTAGATGTGTGCCAACTAAGCCGCTACTTCCTGTAACCAATATTTTCTTCATATAACATTTTTGTTGTGCAATTAAGCCATAGATGCCGATTCATCTGCTAAAAACATATCATAGTGTTGTTCATTTGCCAATACTCTTATATTATCTGTAGTAGATGATGATACGATTAATTGCTCAAATAATCCGGTACTGTAATAAAAATACCCAATTGGTTCTGTATCAGGCGAAGTTGATGCTGATAATTCAGCAATAAGTTCTTGAGGTTCAGCATCTGATACAAATGTAGATTCTATTGTTTTATCGATTGTTAAAACTTTCCATTCCATTTTTTCTTATTTTTTAGTTGTTATATATTATAACTTTTGTATAAATATAATTTTTTTTAAAATGCTATCCATTTTCCAGTCCCATAATGTGGAAACTTAGATTCATAGTTATAATGTATAACATCCGATGGGATATCCCTTTTAGTATTCCAAGTTGCTTCAGTTGGGGTATATGTTGATACTCCATTATCTTCTACAACAAAATAAAGAGGTAAATCAAAGTTTCTAGCATATTTATGAACTTCATAAAATATACCACTTTCAAATGACATATCTCCCACAAACACCCATACCTTTTCATCACTACCATCCTTCTTTAGTGCAGATGCTACCCCCAATGCAATAGGTAATGTCCCACCTACAATTGCTGAGGAATAAAACTTACCATCCGTATCACATAGAGTGATAGATTTTCCTTGTTTAATTAATTCAGTTCCATAATCAGCAGATAATCCCTTCAAAACCCAATGATAGTGAGAACGCCAGGTTGAGAACACCCAATCGGATTCCCGTATCCTCTTAAAGATTTCAATTAATTGAGATTCGTTACCATTTGAAAGATGGACAGGGCCTGTTATCTTACCAGCTTCCCATATATCAACAATTTGTTGTTCAAATGCAATAAGTTTTTCTTCAGTCCAATCTATATCCCTTACTATGGGATATTGTTCTAAATTTTGTATCATACTATCTATCTCTTTTTTGTAAAATTGGATTATTCGTTGGCCATTCCATTTGATATTCCGCATCATTCCATTTGATTACACCTTGCTGATCAGCATCTACATAACCATCTTTATAAAATAAGTTATAGTGAAACATACAATCGGTTAATGCATAATGTCCATTTGCAAATCCCGGTGGAACTAATACTTGATTCCTATCTTTTTCAGTTATCATAAATGATTCCCAATCTCCAAATGTATCTGATGTTGTTCTCATATCTAAAACAACCAAATATATATCACCTACAGCTGCTTGAACTAATTTCCAGGTTTTATTATCCCAATGCAATCCCCTCAATACACCCTTATATGATTTTGAAAATCTTCCGTGAATACTAATTTCACTTTTATCATAATGAATGTGCCTCATAACAGGATGTTCTTCACTATGAAATGTAGTAAATATTTCACCTCTATACTCTCTATAAATTGATGGAGTAAAAGTTGGAACTTGATATCCGAATACCTTTGATGGAGTTTCTATAAACTCATCCCATTTATTACTCATATTATGTTTGATTTGCATATCCTAATGGGAAACCATTTCTAAATTCAGAACCCATTTTTGGAACTATCATCTGATATGCCATTATTAGTTCGGTAATACCCATATCTAAATTCCATTCAGGCATCCACCCAGTTGCTTCTATTTTTGCATTTGATACAATGTAATCCCTCTTATCAGGATCTTCGTAATAATCGTTGTATGATACCGCAAAATCCTTTACATGCGATTGTATCTTTTCCAATAATTCTTGCTTACTTAAATTTGCATTACTTAACCCAACATTGAATACTTCGTATTTATATTTGTCATAATTGTTTATCATAAAAAGAAAAGCACTTGCCACATCTTTAATGTGAATAAAATTACGTTTAAAAGTTTTCTCAAATACAACAATGTATTTATCGGTAATTGCTTTGTAAGTAAAATCATTTACTAATAAATCGGTTCTCATACGAGGAGATACACCAAATACAGTTGCTAATCTGAAAACAATAGCATCGGTATTTGATCTTAGAAAGTTTTCTGCTCCACATTTGGTGTTACCATATATTGAAATAGGGTTTAGGGGTGATTCTTCCGTGCATTCAGTTTGTCCAACTCCAATGCCATATCCACTATTTGTATTTGGATATAAAATCTTTTTATTCTTGCCCTTAGTAAACTTTACAATATTAAATATTTGCTTAAAGTTAACTTCATTTGCTAATTGTGGTTCTGCATCACACGCAGGGAATCCCACAATTGCCGCAAGAGGAATTATTACATCGGCCTCATTACAAAGCCTTTCTAATAATTCCTCATTACGAACATCACCATAAACAAATTTAAAATTTGTATTTGATGTATATGGTAGTAACGATAATTGGCTAAATATTAATTTATCTAAGCAAGTAACATAGTATCCATTATCTAATAATGTTTCAGTTATTACAGACCCCAAATAACCAGCACCACCTGTGATTAATACTTTCATTATTCTCCCCAATGTTTAGAACGTAATTCATAGATATCAATTGGTTCTCTTTTCATTTGGTTACCCGGTCTGAAATAAGCACCTTTCTTTAAATACCCACCTAAGAAGTTTCTTCTCATTCTAGTAGTATCTTTATTTGGATCTGAACCATGCACAACATGAGAGTGTAAAAGTGCTACTTGTCCTTTTTTCAAATAACCCTCCACTTTTCTGAAATCATGTCCTTCCGGCATTACACAACTAATACCCCTTTCACTTCTCCAATTTTTAGTATTTGTTGCTTTTCTTTCTTCATTATCTTCCATTGGTAAAACAGGCAATCTATGAGAACCTTCATAGTTCCATACTGCACCATTTTCAGGGTCGTGATTATCTAATGCTAATGCAGTGTTGATGATTTCATTGTGCCCACACCCAGTATAGAATGCGTTTTGATGTTGGTCTCTTCCTAACTCACCCTTTGGTTTATAATAACCCCAAGTTTGCATTCCCACAACCTCACCTTCCATAAGAAATTCCATAGCTTCAATCATTTTAGGATGAGCAAATAGTTTTTCTATTTTTTCAGATGATTTATGTGGATACATAATTGGTTCATACTCTTGCCACTTTTCTGGCTCAGCTGCGTTACGTTCTAAGCGTAATCTATCTAATTCTTCGTTGATTTCATCAACTTCAGTTTCAGTAAGTAATTCTAAAACTGTCCAACCTTTATATCTCCAATCAAATGTAATTTGTTGGATTTCTTCGTTGGTAAGGTGTTTAAATTTTGGTATCATAACTTTTGTTGTTTTATATATATAAATATATAGATTTATTAAATTAAGTTTCTTTTTAATAGATGATTTTCATCAATTTTTTGAATTATATTCTTAGCTACAAACTGATGTCCTTCCAAATTAAAGTGGTCATCTCTAATATTAAATTTTTCGGTTAAAAATAGTAGATTTTTATTCTTTTCCTGATATACTCTTTCAAATGAGTTGTGTATTTTACCATTATAGTTAACAGTAATATGATTTTCTGGATAATCGTTCTCTAATATCTTACCCATATCATCTAACCAAGATATACCTATCCATTTTTTATTCATTTTATTAACAATAACATCATTAACCATCTCTATTTGGAGCTTTAACTCATTGTGCAGCAATTCATCTATTATAGAGTTATCATCATAGTTTGACTCTAATGGAAATTTACTCCTTTCAAATGGTAATTCGTTTATTAAATCGGAATTCTTTATCAATCTATGGTCAGTTCTTGTAAAATCCGTAAATTGAATAACAAATAAATCAATTGTATTCCTATACTGAGGTGCTAATGATGGAACATTATTTAATATGTTAACAATATCCCAATTACTACCACCATTTCCCCATCTAGTTGTATATGTCTTATTAAAATGCTTTGCAACTATTGCAGGAAAGTGATTTTCTTTTCTATACTTATCCGATTCGTAATCAATACTTTCATGTGGGTATTCATCCACATCTCCATTGGTATCAAACCACTTTTTAACATCTTTCCCTTCAGATGCCCACTTTTCAAAGAACAATCCTTGTCCCCAAGTAAAACTATCACCCAAAAATACTATCATAACTTTCTTACATTTTCCACTTCCGCTTTATATCTAATATGTTTATCTATTAAATCGTTTCTAGAAGATATTTTGTTTAATATTGATTTTGCTATTACTTTATGCCCATTTAAATTAAAATGTTCATCATTAATTGGATAACTATGTGTTAAAAACAATTCAGAAAGTCCAATATGGCGTGTTGAAAAGTTGGTATATTCAGTTCCATTGTAATTAATTGGAATATAGTTATTACTATACTTTTCTTTTAGGATATTTCCAATTTCAGGCTGCCACGATACACCAATCCACGGAACATCTAACAATTTACATTGATTATCTATTCTAATTATTTGATTTTCTATTTGTTTTTCAATACTACCATCTAATGGGTTATATTCATGTGCCAAACTACGACTTGCATCGCTAAATTGAACTACAAAACAAAATATATTATTTGGTGTGCAAAATGGCATGATATTTTGAAGAGATTGTAATATAGTAACATTATCTCCACCATTTTCAAATCGTGTAACCTGAAATGGTAGATTTAATTCCTTTGCTACTAAATAGGGGAATGCGTTTTGCTTTCTAAACTCATCTTCATCAAACTCCAACCATTCTAAATTCAAATTTGGTGGAATAATTTTAGAACATTCTTCCCATGTCCAACCTTTATGTTCGGTTAGGTGGATATATTGCAATCCTTGTCCCCATGTAAAGCTATCTCCTAAAAATACTATCATTATGCTCTTACTATATCAGTTGTAATACAATGCGGGCCTCCACTAAATGTTCTACTATGTCTCATTCTAACAGGTATTGAATCAACACCCCATTTTTTTAACTCCTTCATTAATAGGATTTGATGTTCTTCTACCATTACCAATTTTTCATTGATAGAAAGTATATTCATACCCAACCAAGGAGAAGCAGGACACCATTCATCCATTACTTGTGTTGCAAATGGTTCGGGTGACCAAATTCTATCCCAATTTCTAAATATTTCGGGCATATTACTATCATTAACTCTCAATGGATTCAATAATACCAATCCTTCTCTTAATAATACAAATGTAGTATCAATATGAATATAAGCGTACACATTTTGAACTCTATGAACGTTATAATCTTGTGATATGTTTTCTTTTAAGTAATTCTCCAAATAATCAGCTCCTGCCAAATTACCTGTGTTAGAAACTAAATAAATGATATCATTATTTGCTCTTAAAACATTTGCTGCGTCAAATACAGCATCCGGCCCATCCATTAATGTAGGTCTACCTAAATCTTCTCTACTATACATCTCATCGCCCAACATTGGTTTAGGAAAATCAACCCAATGGTCGGGATGTATTAATGGTTTACAGGTTTCTGATTCAAATTGTCTATGTCTTAATGTCATGGGTGTTGCTATAACTTTATTACCAACTACCAACATAGAATCACGCGGACAATAGTTATAATATCCATCAACTTGCCATAAATCATTACCTTTCTTTTCAGTAAAATCACGCTTTATGGGTCTATGAACTTTTACACCCAATTCTTTTAGTTTATCACATATGTTTTCCAAATCTTCATATGTTTCTTCCATAACCTGTTGTGGATATGGTCCTGTTGGGATATTTTGAAATTGTTCATCACTTAAATGAGCATAATCTATACAATGTAAAGCCTTATCCTTTACAGTTGGTATTTGAGCTCCTTCTACACTACCTACGATGATTTCTTTTAAATCACCCCATTCGTTATTAGAGTGTGGTATTATCATAAAATAAATTTTTAAATTGTTGTTTAACGTTTCCAGCGGTTTTTAAATAATCAGCATTACTGAATAATACTTTTTGATTATGAACTATAATATTATTATAAATAGAATTATACCAATTGTGTATTTCGGTAATATCCAATTTTGATAATCTTTCAATTTCAGCCATTATCATTTTGAAACGAAGTTCGGGGTCTAACTCATTATCATACGATTCATCTATAAATGGTGAAAATGTTCTAAATCCTAATTTTTTCAATTCAATCAATGCATGTGCAGGTCCCATAAAAATAAATGGTTGTAAATGCCCCATTGGTTTCCAAGTCTTTTCAGAAAAATAACCACCTATTTCAAAAAAGTTAGTTTCTGATGTTATATGTATGTAAGAATCCAAATATGGTTCTTTGTTTTCAAAGTTAAATCCCCATACATTTTCCAAATCTTCAAAATCTATTGTTCTTTTGGGACTTTCACTTTTTAATCTTGCAAATTCATCGGATAAAATCTTTGCGTATTCTTCATCTTCAATATGCATACTAATATTTTCCCCATCCATTTCAAATAGTTGCATTGATGTTACATCATACGATATTAAGAATTGATCTAATATATTTAATTTGTTAAATAGACAAGTAGAATATATTCTATGTGGTCTTAATCTCCTATTCAACATTAAAAACTTTTTATCTCTTATTTTATTTAAATCGATATCAGATTGAGATACAATTGAACATTCATTTGAATAACTATTAAATGTAGTATGCCCTCCATTTGAAATATGAAGCATTTCTTTTGCTTTTGCGTGCAAAGACCAACCCAAATACAATAATTTAATATTATCTTCGGTTGGAATATTTTCTAACTTTTTAAATATCTCATAATTCATATTAGTAAAGTAATCAGAACTGCAAAATATTATTTTATTTAATGGTATATTAAATTTCTTAGCATCTTCGTGAATTACCTTCCACCAATTGAAATCAATTGTTCCTTCATTTGAATAATTTATAAAAAGATAGGTATTAGGAATTTCTCTTATTAAATTTCTTGCATTTAATGATATAAAGTGAAAAAAAGATTTCTTTTCATTATATGTAAAATCATAACCATATGTTGCACTAGCACCACCAAATGGAGTTACTGTATATAAGTAAAACGATTCCGGATTGGGTTGATAACCATTACAATCTTCAAATGCATCATACACATCCGATACACTAAACATATTTTTTATAATTGGTTCAATTACTTGCTCACCATGCCAAACTGATATAGCTCCATACTTTTTTTCATATTGTTCTAATGTAATATGGTCAAATCTAAAATCATTCTCAATCAATGTTTGAATAAAATGAGGATTTAATCCATTAGGAAGATATCCTTGTGGTGTTAGGTAATCGTATATTAAGTTTATTTCTATCATTTTAAAATAAAGTTTCTAATACTTTAGTATGAACCTCTTTTCTAGCATCCATTTGGATTAAAAGGTTTCTATTATGAATTAATTTTGGAATAACACTTTGATATAAACTATGTATTTCCTCTATTGACATTTCACATAATCGTTTGACATCATTTGATATCATTTTCATTCGTATTTCCGCATTTTTTATATTATCATACCTTTCATCAAAGAATTCAGGAAATGTTTCAAATCCCAAATCTTTTAATGTTTTTAAAGTTCCAGGGTTACCCCATACAATAAATGGATGAAAATAAATCATAGGTCTTACAGTCTTTTCAGTTATAAAACACCATCTATCATCAGCAGATGTTTCACTAACTACCGAAAAATAAGTATCCATCCACATTTCCTTTTTAGTAAAGAAATTATGCATATCAGATACCAAATATGGATCTTCGTAATCAGCTACAAAAGGATATTTTAATTTTATTAAATCTCTATACTCTTCGTTGCCAGGTTGCTCAGCAAATCTATCAAATTCATCTGAATGTAGTAACGAAGTTATACCTTTATCAAATATATTATTTTTTATAAATTGTAAAAGTAGTTTTGGTCTGTGTAATCTACCACTATTTCTATTTAAAAATAAGTAGTATTTACTACGGATAGTATTTGTTATTTCCGATTCGGTTGGAACAGAATATTCTATATCTTTATCTACAATTACATTTGAAGTTCCGCTGGTTTGCATGAAATAATCGGATATAGTTTGTCCAGGGTCATAAATTAAAAACTGAATTCCTTTTACTCGCATAAATGATTTGGAATTAGTTTCTTTTAAAAACGAATCATACATATCTTGCACATTGCAAGTATTTGTTACGAATACTATTTGATTATCCGATTTTAATTCTAATGATTTATGAAACCTTTTAAAACTTTCAAAAAAGTGCGAATCAAAATGATACGAACCTTCTTTATTATCCAATACCATAAGTTTAAAGTTTTCCCTTTCTTTGAATAACTTTTTACTTTTATCCGATAATACCGTTGATAAATCGGTTCTGATTATGTAATTCATTATGGTTTCATCGTGACTAGTATCTATACAATATAAGTTTATATCGTTATTGATTTCATCATCCGTTAGTGAATATAGCATTTTACTTGGTATATCCATCTGCCCTAATGTTAAAACATCGTATGTTGAAGCACACTCATTTAGAATTTTAAAACCATCTGAATATCCCAATCTATGTGCAATTGTTCCATGCTGATATTCTAATTCATTTATGTGGTCAAATACGATTGGTAATGCACGATATTCAGTTCCAATTGGTAAATAACCATTTGGTGTTTTGAATTCATAAATGTAATTTATTTTTTTATTTATTTGCATAATCTTCGTAGAAATCATTATCAGTTAAATATGTTTCCTCATCCTCAATATATAGATTTTTCTGCATAAAATTACAATGCCCCGATAAATCCCATACTTTATATATGTTCGTTAAGTTAAAATTAAAATAAAATACAATATCAAAAAGAGATTTACTTAAATTCGTAACATCATCCTTAGTGGTATCTAAAAACTTTATAATTTGTTCGTATGTATAATCATTTGTTCCAATCAAACCTAATTTATAAATTGTGCACGCCGTAAATAATCTATCTCGCTTTGGAACTACTTTACTATAATTACCACAACCTATATTATATGGAGTTTCTGAGTAGTCTACAAGCTTACCTTCATATCTTTGTTCTAATACAATAGGTTCTTTGAATTTAGCCGAATTAATATGAGCTTTAAAATATCTTTCACCCACTGTATGTTGTATGTAGATAAAGTATCTATCGTTTGGTGTGATGTTTTGATTTGCAAACAACTCAATGTGTATTGAGTTCCACTTATACTGCCCATCCAATCCAACAGTCCAATAATCCCAACATAATAGGGAGTAATCAGGCTTTACTTTCTTCACCATAATACCCATATGCATTCCTGGTCTTGCTAAAATAGCATACTCAGCATCATAGGCTTTGGAATCTAATTGGAAATCCATAAACAAACTAAAATCACCATTCATTACCGAATGTGGTTCATACGTTGATAGACCATATCTTTGCTTAGGTAAAATAATATATGGCTCCTTTTCTTTAACTTTTAACATAATGCTTTACAATTTTCATAAAAATCTGCTAATTCAGGATATACCTTTTTAAAATCAGTTCCTCTTCTTCTATCATGCTCACTAAAGAACTTATAGAAATTCTTTCTTTGTTTTTCAACAACAGCAGGATCTTTATCCGATAACATCCAATCATAGATTCTTTTAATTTTTTGAACCTCAATATCAGAATAACCAATCAATCTTCTATCAAATGATGGAGTTGCGTAGTATTCAACTAATTGAGTGTTTCTATATACATTATTTGCAAACTCCATTGGTAACACCTGAACAGTCTGATGATGCGGGAATCTTAAATAAGATGAATCTAAAAATACAGCTGAGTTCCAATATCTATCAGGCGATGCATATTCTCTTTTCAAATCATAAACACCATGTATTAACTTATCGAAGTTGGGAACTGATAAAGCGTTGTATGTTGTCATAAATGTTAGATTAACCCTCTTACATTGAGTAAGTATCTTATTAATGTTATCCCAAAATTTATTAAACTCCAATCCATGTCTAATGTATTCAGCTTGCTCTCCCCAACTATCACATGATGTAAATATAATGAATTCATGCACTCTATCTTCATCTTCAATTTGTTTTATCTTCTCAATAAATTTATCAATCAATTTATCCGGCACACCTAAATTAGAGTTAATAGCTAACTTAAGATTTTTGTTTGGATTTTCTTGTGCTAAAATATATTCAAACACATCCCAAGTATCTTTATGCATCAATGGTTCTCCACCCGTAATTCTGAATGTATGCAAATCTCTATATAAATCAGGCCACCATGTCCAAAATGCTTCTACATATGGGTTATGTTCCCTTAATGGAATTGGCATCTTGCCCTCATTCAACATATGTAATTTATCGTTGAATCTATCAGATGTTGGATACGCACCAAATTCATCAATCTCCTCCATCCAACGTGATGAGAATTGAGGTGCGCAATATGAACATTTAAAGTTACAAGCATTTGAGAATGATACTTCAACATATTTTGGATTATAATCCTGTCTCCAATCTAATGTTTTAATAGCATCTAAATGTGGCGATGACCAACTTTCCGATGATTTAAATACTCTATCTGAAAATCTATCGGAGTTATCTTCCACATTCCAACAATACCCACACTCTTTGGGTTTCTTACCCTCTAACATTTCTTTTCTTAAGGATTTTTTGTATCTCGTATTATGAAGTGCGGTTGGGTTTCTACTTAATTCACTCAATGGTATTTTGTGTGTGCCGGGGTGATGGCATGAGTGAGTGTGACCTATTTGTAAGTGCATAGTAACTTGTGTCCACTTTGCCAAACAAAACCCACATCCAACTGCATTTAAATCCTCTTTCATTTTTGAAAAAATTGGATTTTCAGCTATACCATCATCATAGGTAGGTGTTTTTTTATGTTCTATTTCTTCTATCATATTATAACTGTATTTTACAAATATTTTTATAGTTTGTATTATTTAATTTATCCAATTTTTCAATCATATCTTTCATATCAGTCAATGAATAATTTGATGGTGTATTCATATAATTTAATATAGATGTTAATTGAGATTTAGTTTTCTCCGATTCTATTTTTTTTAACTTCCTATTAAATAATTTAGTTATTCTATTTTTATCTTTTTGAGATAAATTATTTATTGATGTCCATTCAGGAGACCAAGCATAAAAGAAATCAATTGTTTCTGTTGTTTGGATATATCCCTCATCTATCATAAAATTGATAAAATCAAATATATGTTCAATATTAAAAATAGTTGTAGTATATTGAAAACTATAACTAAACCCATCCGGAAATGAAGTGGATGTTAGTGGAGTTGCGTGATTCAATATCTCTTCCATATTTTTTACAAAAGTAAAATGATTAAATCCCGTTCTTTGATACTCACCCACATCAAATACACCATCACACGAAATAGCCAATTGAACTTTTCTGAATGCTTTCCAATAATTAATTAATTCATCCTCATCGTATTTTATGGTAGATAGATTTGTATTATAGTGTATCGATAATGCTTTGTGAGTCCCTCTATCAGTTTCCTCTTCTTCCACATTCTCATATAACCATTTTAATAATTTATAATGCTCCGGTGTAATTAAAGGTTCACCACCTGCAAAGTAAAAACTTTTTATCTTACCCAAATATGGAATAATATCTTCTACGATAGTTTTACTAGCTTTTAATACTTTAGTATCTTCGCCAGATAGGAATGGAAACCAACCGCCATGTTCTATCTTCTTAGCATCTTCATACCAATTAGATGAAAAACTATGATTACACATTCTACATTTAAAATTACATAGGTTTGAAAAACGAATATCTATATGCTGAAATTCAAGCGGAACTGAATTATCTATACCAACATCCGGCATTTGCCAAAGAGTATTGGAATTAAACATTTGGCGTGGAGATGATTCACCTCTATCTTCTTTACTATAGCAAACATCACAAACTTTATTTCTTTTACCTTCCAACATATCGGAACGTAATTGTTTGTATTCATCCGAATTGAATATTTCTTCAATAGTTGAAGTTCGTAAGGATTGTTTTGTATCAAATCCGCCCGCAATACAACATGGTTTTACTTCACCATCCGGCTGAGTATATAGATGTATAAATGGTAATATACATATTGTATCATTATTACAACTCATTACAATGTAACATTTATTAATTTAGCGTTATCCGCAATATTTTCTATACTAACAAGTTCATAAACTAATGAATTAAATCCATCAGCTTTGTAATCTATTTTACCTTGCTGCATTTCAGTTATATACCTTTGTTCATTTCTGGCAGTAGTTTCACCTTTAACCCACTTACCTTTAACCAATCCTTCATCTTTGTGTGCCAAACATTCAAACTTACCATCTCGTCTAAATGGTAAAGTATATTTTGGTATTTTAATATCACCATTAACATAGGGAGCTTCTAATACAAATGTATCCGTATTAGTTCCTTTGTTAAAATCTAATTTAATTTTAGCACCTTCCGTTGGAATTTCCTTATGTATATTTTTAATCTGCTCATCAGTTAATATATTATCCCAAACATAAACTTTAGCTATATCACCTTTAAAAAATAGTGATACATCATCGTATGGTGATGTTGGAGTTGCTCCAATGTAAAGATGCTTAGAACCATAGTTTCTCAATCTACCTTCATAGTTAATTGGAGATTTGCTACCATTACCAACACTCTCATCTACTTCATCACCATTTAAAAATAATCTCGCAGTTTTGGTTTCATCATCTATTGTAGCAGTAATCCAAGTCCATTGATTTTCGTATCGTTTAGCCCACATATAATTGTGAGTATCTCTATTAGTCCAAAATTGAAATGAAAGAGCTCTACTATTATTAAATGATAATCCATAATCATATCCAGGTATTCTGAATATTGGATACTCTACATATTGTTTATGTTTATCACCAATTAGGTAAACCGATGCTTTGTTTGGGTCATGCTCTGCTCTAACTAATACTGATATAGTATGTGTATTACTTGTTAAACTTCTTAATTTTTGATGATACTGAACCACAACTGCTGAACTAAATCCATTGAAGTTAATGTATCTATGGTCATCCATTTCAACATCCAAATATTCAGTATTTACATACCCTTCCAATTGACATCTCCAAAAAAGATCATCATCTTCCATACCCCAATCCCAATAGTCATTTGAGTAACCATTGGTTTTTTCTACTTGTTCTTTTGTAAAAAGAATAACACCACCAAAGTATTCAGGGTAAGACATTCCATAATTATACTTTGAAAGTTTAGTTGCTATATGAATCGGTATCTCTTCGGGATAACTATAATCACAATCATCCGATGGAATCATATCAACATCATGCCAAGCTATGTAATCACACCCATCTTCAAACGCGTGCTTAGCTGCTATATTCTTCATAGCACCTCTATTAAATAACTTATCATCCGTTTGATGTGCTATATAAAAAGCATGTTCGATTCCTTTCTTATTTAGATGCTCCGTTAACGCAGGAATTAATTCATCCAAATGTTTTTGTCTGTTTCTATAAGGAATACATATACCTAACTTGTGACTCATAAGCCTACTATAATATGTGTTTGATTATTAACTTTTGTTCTAGAATGCTCTGTAAAATAGCAATTATTTAAACCCTCTTCGTTTGTATCAATATGTCCTTTACTTACTTCGTTTTGAAATTTTAATTGATTATATCTGGTTGTTTTTTCTCTCCACTCATTATTGGTATATCCATTCTCAGCATGCGCTAGTAACTTAAAAGTACATTCTCTTCTGAAAGGAACTTCTATTAATTTACTATCTTCAATATCATATCCAACCATTTCACAATTTACAATTTCACCATCATTACCCCTTCCACTCAAATCAATCAATTTATAATCTTTAATGAATTTAGCATCATAATATAATTTTAATTTATGTGCTGATTTATAATCTTTAAAATTTTGAGTTAACCCAAAGTATTTGTTATTACTAATATCAAATATTTCATCAGGCTCTAAAGCCTCATCATAAATTGCTACTGAATTGATTAACCCATTGAACATTTTTTCATCATCAGTTCTTAATGGGTCTGCACAACCTAAATAAAAATATGGTTCTCTGATGTAATTGTATAAAGGAGTTTTATACATCAATCGTTTAACAAACTCACCATCCTGATACATAATTATATGTTTCTTAGTTGGGTCTATTGTTATAGCTACGTTTGTTTTATAATGAGGTTTAATATCCGTACTTATGTATATTACTTCGTTTTCATTATCAAAAATTTCAAAGTTGTATCTCTTATACGAACTATATGATATTAATAAATCATAACCAGGTATACCAACCACACCATAGATATCTTTATCTTTTTTGTAATTTAAAACAGTTTCATTTGGTGAAAACGAAACAAATATAGTTAAAGGTCTCCTAACGTTAATTACATTCTTACCTTTAACATATGCATTGTTACCATTAAACTTTAATGCAGCTGTATTACCACCAACGTTTTTTATTTCTTTCTCTTCTAACGGAATTCCATTCAACTTACAACGGTAGAGTAAATCATCATCTTCAAATCCCCAACCCCAATAGTTATTTGAGTATCCGTTTATACGTCTAAACAAATCTACAGGAAATAAAGTAACACCTCCAAAATATTCATCGAATAGTGTTCTTTTAGTTTTTGATTCAGATACAAAGTTTGTGGCTAGGTGCAATGGCACCGATGAGAAGCTGTAATCAACTTCCACCGGCAACATATCTATATCGTGAAATACAACATAATCACAATTTAGTTTCTCAGCGGTTAGGAAACCGATGTTTAGAAGTTTACCTCTATTAAATGCAGTTCCACCATCTTGTTCCACTACAATTAGTTCGAACTCAATACCAGCTGCGTTTAAATGTTTTATAATACTTTTTTTGAAACTAAGTAAATGTTTATACCTATCTCTATAGGGAACTATTACACCTAATTTAGCCATAACTTATTACTCTTCAGTATTTTTGAATGATTTGTGCCACTCAAATAGATAATACTGCATTCTTTCACTCCACTCATCTTTATCAATTTCTTCAAACCAGATGGTAAGTGCATCTAAGGAATTAGCAATTTTTTCTAATGCTTTAACTTTCCTTTGTTCTAATAACATTTCTTCTTCTGTCATAACGATACTATTTTTTTTATTAATTTGTTCCAAGCTCTATATCTGCGAAATTCCGCTATTGAGGAATTCTCAAACATAAATTCATTCTTATATATATCTATCAAAAATTTAGATTTTCGTAATTCTTCATACATCTTTTTATACTCATCAGAGTATGCATATTCTTGTCCAATATCAGCTACCTTTTGTATTCTTTCTATACAACTAGCATCCCATTTAAAGTGATGGACTTGAACTGAATACTCATCTATTGGTGCTATTAGTGGATGATTCCAACCTTGCCATCTCCAAGTAGTATGCCCATCAAATTCAGCGTAATGTTGACCGGGTGTTATTTTAACATATCCTTTCTTTACACAAATCTTATTTGGACAAGCCCCACTCATCGGATATCTAAAAAATCCCATCATTGGGAATTGTTTAAAAATAAATTCATCGGTTATGTGAGGAAATGTTCCATCTTTACCAACTCTATCAATAAAGCCACCTCTAACTACATCCCATCCTCTTCTATCACAATCACTAACCATTTCTTTGAGATTATCCTTTGGATATAAATGAAACTCATCAATATCTGCAATAACCCACCAATCATCCCCATATTTAGAAGTAGCCTGATTATATAATTTGGTAACTTCCTCCCAATCAAATATTCTATGTCTTGTCGTTCCCACAATCTTAACATTAAATAGATTATCGGTTATTGCTCTAACTTCATCATCTATATTTGGATGTAATTCTGAATTATAAGTAACAATACAAATCTCATCTACATATTTTGTGTAGTGAGAAATAAAATGTGGTAATAATTCCACACCATGTCCAATAACAGTAACTAATCTTATCATTTTCTATTCAATAAAGTTATACCGGTTGATGAAGGTTTATTTGGTAATATTTTATGATTGAAAAGGTTAATTATATTCCAATCTTTATTATCAGCCAATTCTTTTATCAATTTAGCAGGTCCATCAAATTTATCCCAATGTTTTTTAGAATCTTCAGATACAATTAAATTATTTTCATAAGATTCATCAGTATCATGTATCATTATAATACCTTTATCTGAAAGTATCGTTGAATATAAATCAAAATCCAACTTAACACCTTCATATGAGTGGTCACCATCTATAAAAAGAACATCTATCTTAATATCTTGCTTAACAAAGAAATCATAGTATGCCTTTTCAGATGTTTCTTTTATAAATCGTGGATGAAACGCACTTCTAAACAAAGAACTCTCATCTTCTATATCAGATTTACCACCAACTCCATTACAAGCATCAACAACGTAAGTTGTTCCAATATCTCCCCAATTCTTATCATTACTTCCTTCAAATATTTGTTGTTCCCACAAATCCATCCTCGCTTGAGTCATAATGCGTGGAATAAACCCTCCACCACTCCCAATACACACACAAACCTTTGCTCTCATATGTTGAATGATAGAATATACCAATAATCCATCACCCATGTGCTTTATAGTAGCTCCATGTGTCCATCTGAATGGTATATCCACACCTTCATTGGTTGTTATAAAGTTTTCTATGTAAAATTGGTCAGTTATCATAAAATATTGGTAAAGATACGAAATTATTTAGTATTTTCCAAATCTTTTTTCTTATTTTCTTTAGATTTCCACTCTTTTTTCTTAACCTCATTAGTAGATACGGTCCTACCATAGGCAAAAGTTCCAATATGGTTTATTTCATTACTTAAATTCATATCTATCTTTAACTCATAACCCAATTTATTTAATTTCTTAAATAGAGTAAAATCTTCACCTCCCCAATCTTCTGTTTTTGGCTGATATGTGTATTCGAAGTATGGTTTTTGTAATTTTTGGAATATTTCAGTCCTCATTAATACACAACCCATTCCCATTGCCTCAGCAGTTACCAATTCATCTGAATATTGTATGGGTATCCAACTTTCCCAATCGCTTGTATCGGTATATGCAACCGATTTAAAGGGGTATGTTCTTTTCATATAGTTACACCCCACAATATTTTGATTGTGTGATAGTAACCTTAATAGGGTGGTTGGTGGGAACATCATATCACTATCTAACCAAAGAACCCATTCTGCTCCAACTTCTATTGCCTGTTTGATTAAACTTTCTCTTTGATTTATTAGAATAGTTGAAGCATCAAAAAACAAATGAGTTTCAATTCCCATTTGTGTAGTTGTCTTAACCAAATTACTTAATGAATAAGCAAAGTGAGAATATACCGTATCTTTACTCGGAACTAATATAGCTACCGATGTTGGTAACCCTTGCCATAAAGTGTTTTTGTAGATACTCATTTTACACCAGGTATTTTAGATGTATCCATTTCAGCTTCAGCAATTGTTTCGTTAATGATATTAATTAGTTCCTTAGAACGTCTAATTATTAATTTATAATCTACAATTGGTAAATTACTTATGGTTTCAAAAGTATGTTTAGAGTATTTTCCATCCAAAAGAACTTCGGTGGATACTTTTCTTGCTAATCTTTCTATAGTAGCCCATCTACTATATTCTAAATCGTTTTGTAAGAGTTTCTGAAGATTATCAGAGTTGTGGGATTTAAGTATTCCATCCATTATTTGGATTTCTTCTTTTACTTCATCCGTTTCAGCAAGAGTTTTTAGATATTCGTATTTTTCAACAAATCTAATAAGTTTTCTTTTATCGTAGTCAATTCCATTCCAAACTATGTTTTTTAATTCATATTCGGACATAGATTCTTTGTAACTTAATTTCATAACAAAACATTTTAACAAATATACGAAAAATATCTGATATTACCAAACATTTTATGGATAATCTTGTGGTGTTGTAATACCTCCGAATTTAATACTCAATTCAGATTCAGCACCTATAACTAAATTAGTTTGACCTAATCCTAAGTTTCTATTCTGCCCAATAGATGTTCCACCGCCGGATGGTGTATTGTTTAATCCAATGTTCGTATTAGCCGCAGGAGGATATCCAGCCGATAGACCAAATGCCCTATATACCTTTCCCATAGCAATTTCCGAACCGGTAGCAGGAATTAAACCCATTGTTTTTAAACTTTATTATTCAATATTAACATCACTTTAGATAAGTATTACTTATTTAAAATGTTGTTTATTACTTCTCTTAACTCTTTAATTTCAGTTTGTTGGGCTACTATGGCGTTCTGCTGCTCTTTTATGGATTCAATCAATAAAGGTATAATTTTTTCGTAATTAACTGCCTTATAACCACTTTCACGAGTAATTACTAATTCAGGCATTACTTCCTCAATTTCTTGTGCAATTACTCCGTAATCTTTGCCTGTATATGTTTGTTGATTTTTATTCCAATCAAATGTATAACCACCTATTTTAGAAATAATTTCTAATGGAGATTCTATTTTTTGGATATTATCCTTTAGATTTTTATCAGATGCTGCGTATGCTACAACTTCACCCGTTGCTCTAATATCACCACCAACTTGCAATTTAGCTGCTACAGATGTTCCAGCAGTTCCAATTCTTACATTACCGCCTGGACTTAAAAATAAATCGGTTGAACCACCTGTTGATATTGTTTTAGCTCCAGTTGCAGATGAGAATGATATTGATGTTGAATCTGCTGATAATGTTAATCCGCTTCTTATTATACTAACGGCACCACCTTCATTAATACTGATTGCAGTTCTCGCACCAGTAGCATATGAATCGGTTGTAGCGATATACATTCTTGTACCGTATGAACCATCTGAGTTAATATAGATACCCGCTTGACCGTTTCCACCCGAACTTGCATCTCTTGCTCCAAAAGTTATTGCAAAACCAGCGTTAGCTGTTCCACTCGCAGAACCTAAATGTAAATCACCATTTCCTGTACCAGGAGTTGTTGCACTCCATACGGTTGGCGTTCCACTTAAAGTTTGTCTAGCAAATGTGGGTGTTGCTGCCGTATGAATATTTTGAGGAGTTGATAATGTTACAGCTCCCGTTCCAGCACTTACTGAAATTTGATTCGATGTTCCTGTTAAAGATGTTACACCCGTATTCGTAATTGTTACTGCTCCCGTAGCACCACTTACACTAATACCTGTTCCTGCTACATTTGAAGTTACACCCGCGTTTGTTAATGTTACAGTTCCACCCAATGATACTGCACCACCTCCACTCATACCAGTTCCCGCAGTTACGGTTATAGATGAGTTTGCTAATTTAGCGTTTGTTAATGCACCATCTGCAATTGTGAATGTTCTATCTGCTGATAAATCACCTCCACCCGTAATACCTCCAGTTGTAGATATACTTCTAGCCGTTGTAAGCATTGTCCCACCAACCAATATAGTATTACCATCGGCTAGAGTTAAAGTTCTATCAGCGGTTAGAGTTGTTGGAGAAATTGTTACATCAAAAGTACCCGTTCCACCTGCTCTACCTGCTATTATTACACCATCTTGCGTTGCCGCAGTTCTTATAGTTAATCCACCACCTGTTATAGATTGTGCTCCCGAAAGAGTTAATCCACCAAATGTTGGAGTTGCTGCTGTATGAATATTTTGTGGTAGGGATAATGTCCAAGTTCTATTTGATGATAAATCTTGTCCACCTGCTGATGAAACTACTTGGTTTGTAGTTCCATTTATTGTGATAGTTCTCGTAGTAGAAACCATCGTTCCCGTTACTAAGGTAGTATTACCATTAGCAAGAGTTAGGGTTCTATCTGCCGATAAAGTTTCAGGAGTAATACTTACTCTGAAGTTTCCAGTTCCACCTGCTCTACCAACTAATCTTACACCATCTTGTGTTGCCGCTGCTCTTACGATTTGGTCACCTGTTAATGTAAGTGTTGCTCCATCGAATGTTAAATTAGTTTCAACTGTTGCATTTGGTGCCGTTCCATTTAATGTTATTAAACCATTATCAGTTGCTCCTGTTAATGATAATACTCCATTTGTTCCACTAGCTCCCGAAGTTCCTGATGTTGCTGATGTTCCCGAAGTTCCTGATGTTGCCGATGTTCCACTTGTTCCGGATGTTCCCGAAGTTCCACTTGTCCCCCTAGTTCCACTTGTTCCAGAAGTTGCTGAAGTTCCACTCGTTCCACTCGTTGCTGAAGTTCCGCTTGTTGCTGATGTTCCTGATGTTCCGGAAGTTCCACTACTTCCACCCGTTCCACTTGTTGCAGATGTTCCTGAAGTTCCCGATGTTCCACTACTTCCCGATGAACCTGTTGCTCCCGATAACCCACTTGTACCAGATGAACCGGAAGTTCCGCTTGTTGCTGAAGTTCCTGATGTTGCTGAAGTTCCCGAAGTTCCTGATGTTCCTCTAGTTCCACTTGTTCCACTACTACCACCCGTTCCCGAAGTTCCTGAAGTTCCACTTACACCACTACTTCCCGAAGTTGCTGATGTTCCGCTTGTTCCCGAAGTTGCTGATGTTCCACTCGTTGCTGAAGTTCCGCTAGTTCCACTTGTACCAGATGAACCACTCGTTCCCGAAGTTGCGGATGTTCCGCTTGTTCCCGAAGTTGCTGATGTTCCGCTTGTTCCCGATGTTCCACTACTTCCGCTTGAGCCAGATGCTCCACTCACACCACTCGTTCCCGAAGTTCCCGATGTTCCTCTAGTTCCACTCGTTCCACTACTACCACCACTTCCACTTGTTGCTGATGTTCCCGATGTTCCGCTTGTTGCTGAGGTGCCGGATGTTCCGCTTGTTCCCGAAGTTCCACTTGTTCCCGAAGTTCCTGCTGAGCCTGAAGTTCCTTGTGCTCCCGATGAACCACTACTTCCACTACTTCCACTCGTTCCCGAAGTTGCTGATGTTCCTGAAGTTCCACTTGTCCCTCTAGTTCCACTCGTTCCACTACTACCCGCAGTTGCTGATGTTCCTGAAGTTCCACTCGTTCCCGAAGTTCCCGAAGAACCAGTCAGACCCGAAGAACCACCTGCTCCACTTATACCACTTGTTCCTGAAGTTCCACTTGTCCCTCTAGTTCCACTCGTTCCACTACTACCTGCAGTTGCAGATGTTCCACTTGTTCCACTACTTCCCGAAGAACCACTTCCTCCACCTGCTCCAGTAATACCAGAACTACCACTACTTCCCGAAGTTGCCGATGTTCCGCTTGTCGCAGATGTTCCACTTGTTCCGCTTGTTGCAGATGTTCCTGATGTTCCACTCGTTCCACTACTACCAGTAGTTCCCGAAGAACCACCTGCTCCACTTATACCACTAGTCCCACTACTACCGCTTGTTCCCGAAGAACCCGCAGTTGCTGATGTTCCACTTGTACCTGATGTTCCTGAAGTTCCACTACTTCCGCTTGTTGCAGAAGTTCCACTACTTCCCGAAGTTCCACTACTACCACTACTTCCACTCGAACCTGCGGTTGCTGATGTTCCACTTGTCCCACTAGTTCCGCTTGTTGCTGAAGTTCCCGAAGTTCCTGATGTTCCTCTAGTTCCCGAAGTTCCTGATGAACCCGCCGTTGCTGATGTTCCACTACTACCCGATGTTCCACTTGTACCTGATGAACCCGAAGTTCCACCGGCTCCACTTACACCACTTGTCCCCGAAGAACCACTACTTCCACTACTTCCGCTTGAACCTGATGTTGCACTTGTACCTGATGTTCCACTTGTTCCTCTAGTTCCACTACTTCCCGAAGTTCCCGATGTTGCTGATGTTCCACTACTTCCACTCGTTCCACTTGTTCCACTACTTCCACTAACTCCCGAAGTTCCTGATGTTCCCGAAGAACCTGAAGTTCCACTTACACCCGATGTTCCACTTGTAGCTGATGTTCCTGAAGAACCTGAAGTTCCACTAGTACCATTAACTCCACTTGTACCCGATGTACCAGATGTTCCCGACGTTCCCGCAGTTACTAAATTTGTTCCAACTCCCGCAGTTAAAGTAGATATATCAAGATACCCTCCTCTAGCAGTTCCACCTTGCTCAAAAAATCTTAATCTATTTTGAAAAACATCTATTGTTACACCTTCACCTACAAGTGTTGTGTTGGTTATTGCTTTTCCTAATAAAATTTCACCTCCCTCATCTCCACCAATAGCGTTTACTGTTATTTTATCACCAGTAACAATTAATGAACCTGTAATTTCTGTATTTGAATTTACTCTTACTTTTGAACCATTATCTTCTATATTAGAATCGGAAATATGTTCACCACTTTGTCCTGCCGAACCTTTTGTTAATCGGTTTCTAGTTATTTGAGTTTCACTTCCTAATGAATTATATGTTTCAGGCCCCATCATTAAAATAGATGAGGTTATTGTATTCCCAGAAGCTGCTTGATGAACATATATCCATCTATCTTGCACCGAATCAAATAATAATGAACCACTTCTATATGGTGCTGAACCCGAATCTATTACCGCAATACCACCATATCTAATTGTATTAGAATCGGTGTTCATTGTAATTAAATTAGTAGATACATTTAACTGAGATGATGTAATAAATGTAGTTGATACTAAACTAGCTGATAATGTTCCAGTTATTCTTAAATCTCCAGTAACTAAAGAATTGCCTGTGATTTCGGTTGGACTTTGTAATAATATTTTTCCTGCTCCATTTGTATCAACTATAAGATTACCATTTCCACTATTTGAAATTGTAAAATCACTACCACCATTATAAGTGATATTATTATTAGTTGTTATTGAACCCGTTACTACTAAATTACTACCAATAGTAGTTGAACCAGTTACAATTAAAAAATCTCTTACCGTTAATGCCGTATTAACTCGTAATCCCTGATTTGGAGAAATAACTGCCGTAGTTGAGCCGGATTTTAATGTTGTTATATCTCCTAATGAATCAACTGATAAATTTGTTAAACCCGAACCATCACCCAAAAAAGCAGAGGAGGATACACTGCCGAAAAATTGTGATGCAGTTGGTTGAAAATCCGCAGATCTACTTCCACTCACAAATAGTGCTACTAAGCTTGAGCTTAGTTGATTGAATCCATTAGGTGCTTTGCCGTTATACGCCATTAATTAAAACTTTACGATATTTCTAAAACTGAAACAATTACATCAGCCGATGTTGCTTGAGTTGAAACTACTGATATAAAATCATTAGCCTCCAATACTACTTTTTGGTCTCCACCAATTACTACTATAGACCCGCCTTCAGTAATCAAAGCATTTTTTACTAAATGATTTGTTTTAGTAGCGGATGAATCGGTTACAGTTACATTCACACTTATATTTTGTGTAAGCACATTTGCAACACTTAAACCAATTACAGTAGTAACAGTACCAGCAGGTGCCTGATATACTTTCGTATTAGTCAGTCCTATCGAACCAGTTACACTATTTTTAAATACGTTTGCCATTTTTTTATTTTATGTTTTATCCTAAAGCAATTGCGAATGCGATAGCTGAATCTAATATATTCACGCCATCCACTTGCACTTGTCCTCCGTTTATTGTGTTTACATTCCCATCTACCGTTACTGAACCTGTTATAAAAACCGAACCTGTTATTTGTTGTATATTAGCAGTTGTAGAACCGATATCAATAGTCTGAGTAACTGTCAGTTCATTAAATGTAGCTGCTGATACATTAATATCTCCGGTAAATGAACCCGTAACAGAGCCGGTAAACGAACCACTTAAATTAGCATAAGCATTATTTAAGTCTTGCGTTATTGAACCGGAGAAACTGGGACTATGTATTTTCATTTTACCTTATTTATGTATAAATATAATTTTAATTATCTTTTGATGGTTTATGGTTGATTTGGCCAGATAATATTGAAAGGATTTTCTTGTGATGTAATATCTCTCAATTCTTGTCTATATGTTTTCCAATTTTCAAGTGAACTACTTAGTGGTGTATCGGATAAAACTGTCCAATCACACTCTTTAAGTAATTCACTTCTATGTTCTCTAATCTCTGCCCATTTTTGTATTATCCTTCCACTTATTTCAGTTTCACTTGCATCAGTTTGAATCCAATTTTGATAATACACACCATCCGTTAGAATGGGAGTTCCTTCGATAATATTTTTTGTGTAATCGTTTGGTTTAGGAGTTAATTCAACTTTATATAATCCAAATTCTTCTAATGTAGAATCGGATATAGTTTCCGGAAAGCTTACATTATAAGCATCTTTTCTAAGTTGTTCTACACTATATGGGTATTCTATATTTTCTTCTATAATTCTTAAATACATATTATTTAAAATTTAGGGGTATTGATGCAAAATTATCCAAACCTGTACAATTGTTGAATGCATCAGTTCCAGATGGTGTTGGACTTCTTGACCAAAGTGTAGGTGCATTACCATCTAAAGCGTTTGATGTAGTTGACATATTATACACATTATCAAATATTGTTACGGAGGTATTTGCTGTAAATTGTTGTGCAAATGTTAATGCTAAACAATTTCTAAATGTTGATGAAAAGTTAATTGCATTTGTTGAACTTGCAAATAGATTAGCAGAATATGTATTCAATAATGTACATGAGTTAAATGCCGATGCGAAACTATTTGCATTTGTAGAATTATCAAACAATCCCGTTGGTATAGCCGTTACCGATGTAAATGAAAATATATCACTAAATGTTGTTGCTGATGGTGAAAAATCAAATATATCAGCAGGTATGGAAGTTATTCCTGTACCTCTCATAAATCCCGCAAAAGAAATTATATTATTCAATCCTCTATAACCAACTTCCATTGTGCCACTAGCTGGTATAGATGTTATATTTGTACATCCGTTAAAATCTAAAGTTCTTAAACCAACTCTACCAAAATCTATAATGCCCGTAATAAGTGAACGTATTGCCGCATTATTATTAACTTTAAATCCAGGCATCTGACCAATTATTTCAACAGTATAAACTCCAGCGGTTGCATATGTATGTATTCTATCAGAATCGCCTACAGATGTTATTGTGGAAGTGGGAGTAGCATCTCCCCAAGCTACTTCAATATCCGTTGCAAACGAACCAAAACTTACCAATGGTAATGTAAATATTTGCCCATTCGAAGTAGTTGTTACTTGAATTTTAAATGGAATGGGCTCTCCCCCACCATCCAATGGCACTAATCTTCTAAATATTCCCATAACTATTCATATTTTAAGTTGACATGTTTAATCCAATTAAGAAACCATAGTAGTTATTACCACCATCCAAAGTATAGAAAGTCAATACATCAGTTCCAGCTGATGTTAATATTGGTGCGGTTGCTCCTGCCCATCTAACAGTGTTTGGCCAAGTTATAACATATGCTCCTGCATTTACCAATGCTATTGTAAATCCAAATGCTCTATTAGGTGGTGGGCTACCAAATGTAAATGTTGTGTTCGCATTTACAGTTCTTGTAAAGTTATTAGCCGTTGCTAAATCTAAAGTTACACTACCACCCGTTCCTAAAGAAGCATGAGTTTCACTATAAATAGTTGGGTTTACAGAACCAGTAACTTCTAATTTGCTAGAATCAAATTTAAAACTACTTTCAACTTGTCCAAATCCGGTTGCGTTAACATAAGTTATTACACCATTATCAGTTGTTCCAGTTAATAATAAAAGTCCGGATGTACCCGATGTTCCACTCGTTCCACTTGTTGCTGAAGTTCCTGATGAGCCTGAAGTTCCCGAAGTTCCCGAAGAACCAAAGTATGTTCCATCCAAACCGCTTGTTCCTGATGTTCCCGAAGTTCCGTTTGAGCCATCCAATCCAGAAGTTCCACTACTTCCACTTGTACCAGATGAACCAAAGAAAGTTCCATCTAATCCACTAGTACCAGATGTTCCTGATGTTCCATTTGTTCCATCACTTCCAGATGTACCAGATGTTCCCGAAGTTCCCGAAGAACCAAAGTATGTTCCATCCAAACCGCTTGTTCCCGAAGAACCTGATGTTCCTGTAGTTCCCGAAGTTCCTGATGTTCCTGAAGTTCCACTACTTCCAAAGAATGTTCCATCTAAACCGCTTGTTCCCGAAGTTCCTGCTGTACCAGATGTTCCAGTTGTTCCCGAAGTTCCTGTTATACCCGAAGTTCCCGATGAACCAAAGTATGTTCCATCTAAACCACTTGTTCCACTCGTTCCAGCAGTTCCCGAAGTTCCCGCAGAACCACTAATACCTGATGTTCCACTGCTTCCCGATGTTCCACTACTTCCAAAGAATGTTCCATCCAATCCACTCGTTCCACTACTACCACTTGTACCCGTAGTTCCGCTTGTTCCACTTACACCACTTGTACCTGAAGTTCCACTACTTCCAAAGAATGTTCCATCTCTTCCGCTTGTTCCCGAAGTTCCTGATGTTCCATGTGAACCATCAATACCTGATGTTCCACTTTCTCCAGAAGTTCCTGAAGTTCCTGATGAACCAAAGAAAGTTCCATCTAAACCACTTGTTCCCGAAGTTGCTGATGTGCCCGATGTTCCACTAGTTCCGCTTGTTCCATTGATACCACTCGTACCAGATGTTCCAGCAGTTCCACTTGTCCCATCCACACCGCTTGTTCCCGATGTTCCTGCAGTTCCGCTTGTTCCTGCAGTCCCACTCGTACCCGTTGTTCCCGAAGTTCCGCTTGTTCCACTACTACCAAAGAATGTTCCATCTAATCCACTAGTACCAGATGTTCCAGCACTACCGCTTGTTCCAGCAGTTCCCGATGTTCCATCTATACCACTTGTACCTGATGTTCCACTAATACCGCTTGTTCCAGCAGTTCCAGAAGTTCCTGCAGTTCCGCTTGTTCCAGTAGTTCCTGATGTTCCTGCACTTCCACTCGTTCCATCTATACCTGAAGTTCCATCAATTCCCGAAGTTCCTGATGTTCCAGCAGTTCCACTTGTTCCAGCAGTTCCACTAGTTCCAAAAGTTCCATCGATTCCCGATGTTCCACTACTTCCATCGATTCCCGAAGTTCCGCTTGTTCCAGCCGTTCCGGATGTTCCACTTATTCCACTTGTACCTGAAGTTCCTGCAGTTCCACTTGTTCCAGCAGTTCCCGAAATTCCCGAAGTTCCTGCACTTCCGCTTGTTCCATCTATACCCGAA